AATCTGCGGGTAAACTGCCCAGCTGGCCCCGGGGCCATTTTATACGGAATTCTGTGTTCTCAGTTAAGTCTTTAGACATTAATTCTACCTCTGTTGAAAGTTTGTTTTGGGTTTCAATGATACCGAAGTAAGCCCAGGTCCCGATCGCGACCATGCAGATCAAAGAGGCTACGGTTTTCATCGGCATTTGAACTGCGGCTTCTTCTGAGATTCTTAAGGGTTTAGGCATTAGTAATTATAACTCCCTGAAGAGTTAGTTCCTTGTTCTAATTTTTCAAATAATTTTTTATGTTGGTCCATGATCTCTTCATCAGAGTCCATCATCTGATCCATTTTCATATTAAGTCTTTCGACATGTCTCTCTAATTTATCCACTTTATCTTCATGAACTGCTTGGATTGTAGAGAGTTCAAATGTACGCGAAAGACTCCAGCCCCCTAGGGCTATGAGTAATCCTACTAGTAATGTCATTAACTTATCAGCCATTAAAATATAATATCCATGACCAAGTATAACGTAATAAATATAAACATTCCAGTCATTTGAATGTCATAGGGATGATTATGCACTCCTTACCCCACAATTTAAATATATGTGAGTAGGGATATTAATAAAATTATAAAAGCAGAAACGAGATATGTTATCCATTTAGCTTCTCTCTGCTCCTTTATCCGTGCAAGATTTCGTGCCCTCAATATTTTTAAAGCCTTGTATCTCACTATTCTTCACACCCATTGTTAAAAAACTTTGTTCATACGTTAGTTGCTCTGCGTTTTCTTGTTCGTCTTTTATTTGACAACATGTACCTGATTCTTCTTTTTCTTTGGTATGCATATTGCAAGTTTGTTTTTCTTCTATTGGCATGCTTCACACTCATTTGTGTCATCCACGACTAAACCTTCAGGTTCTGTACAATCACATGAGGAGCAGTTGCATTCCTCGTGATCTGCTTCTATGCAGTGACATAAGTGTCCACATTTTTTACAAGTTTTGTTTTTCATTTTTTTCTATGTTGTAGAAGTAGTTATCACTATCTTCTGTTTTCCATTTGCTGTCGTCTTCCACATTCCATTCGCTTGTTTGTACTTTCCAATCGACTGGAATTTCATCTTTCACAGTGAAAGACGGAATACTCCATATTAATCTATTATTAGGCTGTGCCGCATAGTTGCCATTGTCCAGAGCAAGTATGTGTGCGCACTTATGTTCGTGCGGTATTTCAGAATGATCTGTGTCAACTATATTACTCTCTGGGTGGGCCCAGTCAACTGTGAAAAGATAGGATCCTATGTGCCAGACCTTATCTTTGTCTATATATTTCCCTGATTGACCATCTAAGATATCGTAATTAGTAATAGCAGGATAATAACTAAAGCAATTCCAAAGCTCCAACTGGTCAAGGCGAGTCCTAGGAACGTCTTTGATGTTAAATCCTCTTTGAATAAACGCACTAATCGGAAGCCGATAGAAGATAGCACCATTTTCCATAAGTGCATGAAACAGAATAGGCCGCCCTGTAATCGATGCAACCCCAAAAAGAATGCAGTCTTCCACTTCTCCGTGGTGTGCTTTGAGATCATAGAGATATTCTCTCCGAATCTGCGCATAGATCACAGGAATATTCGCGTTTAAATAAGCCATCTAACATATAACCCTTACGTTGCTAAAAAATAAATGGCAACAATCACTACTACAACAGCAGCAGATATTTTAGGATTAGCTTTTGCTAATGCCAAAAGTTGTTTCGCTTTTTCCATAGTTTCCTCCTATTTTATGTCACCCCAGTTTTTACCGGACGCGTAGTCTACCTTATTTGGTACCTTAAGTCTAATCGCATTTTCCATGATATTTTTTATTTTTAACGCTGTTTCTTCATCGGGTATAGAAACACATAATTCATCATGGATTTGAATGTGTGGAAGTATACCATTTTTATAAAGATTCACCATTGCTTGTTTAGTCATATCAGCGGCACTCCCTTGTACTAATCTATTTAATGCTCTGTATGTAAAAGCTAAACGATAATGTTTATTAAAATTAATATAATCAATGTCATCAGGATATTGTTCATGATACTTTAGCTTCGCTTGTTCTTTACTCATGATTGGTACCGGATCATATTTATAAGAAGTAATAGTTTGCCATTCTTTCTTTTCTTCATTATACTTCTTTTCTTCTATTTTTGTTTCAATTTCAAATCTTCCTAACTCAGCATTCCATTGTTTATCATAAGGTTCCCATCGATTAAATCTACAAAACCTGTCCCCTAAAGTATAAATAAGCTCATGTTCTTCTGCAAATTCAATTAGTCCATTAGATAATTCTTTGATGAAAGGGACTTTAGAATGGTAATCATAAAATAAATCACGTGCCTGTTGCGGCGTAAGTTCTAATTCTTTTTGTAATTTCATTTTTCCCATGCCATAAAATAAACCTAGGTTAATTGTTTTTGCTTGGCTTCTCGGTATTTTTGCCATGTCCGCTACAATAGCATGAAAATCTGTTTTAGGATTCTCTTTATAGGCATCTGCTAACGTATCAGTTCCGGGGAGGTCCCATCTTAATGCATAATGCACTACAATTCTTGGTTCTTGCTGAGAATAATCAAATGATCCCCAGGCACAACCTTCTTCTGGAATAAATATTTCTCTTATTCTTTCTCCTATAGGTCCTTTAGCTGGAACTTGCTGAAGATTTGGGTTACTCATAGAAAATCTTCCAGTTACTGTTCCGCCCTGGTCCGATCTAATTTGATTTATATCCGCATGGATTCTCCCTTTATGTACAAAACTTAAAAGTCCTTCGACAAAAGCATTCTTTGCTTTATCACATTCTCTGGCTCGAGCTATCATTCTAAGATATTTATTTTTATGTGTTCTTAAATATTGTTTAGGAAGTTGAGGCATCCCTGACTTAGGAGTTTTTTTGTAGTCTTTTATTTTTTGTTGATCTAAAAGTTTTTTAATAGATGCAGATGCCCATATTTCTATTTTGATTCCTGTCTCTTTGTGGATATCTTTTATAAGCTGTTCTCGTTCTGTTTCTAATTCGTTGCCAAACTGTTTCGCTTTTTCAACGTCTACGCGAACTCCTTTAAACTTCATATCCACAAGACATGGAAATAAGTTTGTCTCTAATTTAAATATATTTGCTAAGTTCTTTTTGTCTCCATCAGCATTTACAAACAAAGTCTCCTTTAGTCTAGGTTCGAAAACATTCCATAGTTTTAAAGTCAACTTAACGTCTTGTTCTGCGTAATCTTTGACTAAGCTATAGGGAAGCTTATGCATATTATTAAGAGGGTCTTTGATACCATATTCTTTTAAGGATTTATCTTGGAGATCATATTTATATTTACTTTCTCCACTAAGATAATCTTTACTTATTGAATCTAAAGTATATCTCATTCTATTCTCATCTATCACGGAGGCAGCAATCATGGTGTCTAATAGTTCCCCTTTAGGCATTAGCCCACTTTCAGCTCTAATCCAACATACATCGTACATTGCATTATGAAAGACTTTTTTAATATTTGGATTTTGAAATAATTTTTTATTTAATGTATCCCATGTTTGTTTAGGATCCAGATTACCGCTCATAGCGTGCCGAATAGGAAAATATAAAGCTTGTTTACCTGTACAGACTCCAATTCCACACACATACCCCACACCTCTAACGGCCCCTGATCCTTTTGTTTTTAAGTCGGGATCATAAGTTTCTAAGTCAACTGAAACTATATCAATCCCTTTTAAATTTAAGTCACTTAGTTCAGGGGAAGTACACATTATTTTTTTAATATCCCCCAAAAATTTTTCTTATCTAATGGATTCTCTTCTGTGTAATCTCTCTCAATAATCATATCAATATAATGTTTTGCTTTTTCCAAATCTTGCTTTCCTCCTTTATAAGTATGTCTACATATATACTTGATTGCGTTGCCTTCCGCAAATAAAATTTTATTTTTATTAATAAATTCGCTCGGCTGAATTTTTAATTTTCTATAGTGGGATCCACCAATTTGTTTATTATAAGCCCCCATATTCTCCTAGACTCCTTCCTGTTTCCGATCTTAAAACCCATGCATCATTTATTCCCCGACTGAACATAGTATATTTTAATCTTAATTCCACAAACATAGGTTCACGTTTACCTCTTCTAAATATGGTTAAATCTCCTACTACATTATCGAACGTTGTTCCTTTTATTTTATGAATATTGCCATACTTAACTCTGATCTTCCCATCAAAATCAAATCCATTCTTTACGATTTTTCTAATATAAACCATTCTTCTTTCGTGGTGCTTGACGTCACACCCCTTTGCGCGTTTTCTTAATAAATCAAAATTCTTTACCTCTTTCGATTGTGGTTTTAATAACCCTGCTTCAATTACTTCATCAATAGTATAATCTTTATTAATCCAATCTTCAAATTTAAAAGAGCCTTTTCCATAAACAATAGCCTTACTACTTAGATATTCCCAGAAATGTTTTAGTTGCTTTAAACTTTTAGGTGCTCCTTCAATAAAGCTGGGCCATTCATCATGACATTTTAGTTCTTTAAGAGATACATGTGCTGAGCTTGTAATATGTGCATACTCTATACCATGCATTTCAAAAAATTCTTTTATCCTTTTATCACTTGGCTTTCCTCTATAAGCAAAAATAAATGTCTCTTTGGTATTTCTTATTTTATCTAAAAGTTTCTTTAAACTTAAAGAAGGGCGAAGATCAGGTAATGGAAAAATGTTTCCTTGAATTCCTGGAGCGGGGAGCCATGTTCTACTATACCCATAATGTTTCCATATAGGAGCAATGATTTGTTTACAAAATTTATTAATAGCTTCGCCGCATCTTTTCCCTTGAGTTAATTCGTGCCATGGATTAGCAGAAGCTTTGTGAAAATACTCTGCATCAGATCCAGCCCATTCAAAAATAGTTTGATCGGGGTCTCCTATCATGTAAAAGTGGCCATCTTTAACGTTTTTAGCCATTTTAAAAACAGCTCGTAACTGTGGACGATTAGTATCTTGTGCTTCATCTACCATCAGTACTTCAATATCAGACTCTATTTTTTTCTCGTTGTATTTTATAATCATGTCCGCAAAATCATAAAGATTATTATCTTTTTTGTATTGCTCATAAACTGTTTTTAATTCTTGTAATTGGGTTAGATTGTATGGACTATATTCTAAACGATCAGTGTTGGGATGATGCCAATGCTCCTTTAACGTACGCTCGTACCCATGGGCTGCTTTGATAAACTTAAAAAAAGGATGATCTTTATAGGGATCCTCTCCAATTTTTGCATAAGCAAAAGCGACATGAAGGCGACATAAGTTTTTAAAATCTTCATTATCTTGTTCAGTAAACACTTCTTTATGATCTAATTTCTTTTTGCAGTAATGATGAATAGTACAAATTCTATCCTCAAAAAATTTTCTTCGATAACCTCTTTCTTTAATTTCAGGTACATCCATGGCTGCATTTAAGATTTCGTTAACAGCTGTATTAGTGTGAGAGATCAACACAATTTTATCAGGATCATATTTTCTAAAAAATTCTCTATATTTTTCTAATAAAAACGTATGAGTCTTTCCGGTTCCTGGTGGGCCTGCTACAAATCTAGGCTTTGTCATCTTCAATCTCCTTTACTTCAATCGCTTCTCCTTCAATAATTAAACTGCTTTTAGCAATTTCATAATCAGTGATACGCCAACGAGGAAAAGATTTTCCTTCCGCTTTCCCTCTTATTTTTCTGGCTTCTAAAACTCTTTGAACTTTCAAAACTAAATCTACTCTCGGCATATCTATTCTTCGTACTTCATTTAAGTAATCTTCAAAGTTATCTAAATCAAATTCTAAGACTTTCTTCTCTTGATTATAATGAGGGCGTTTATATTCTATTAAACTTTTCTTGTCGGTCGAAGCTTGTCTCGCGCTTAGATAATGTTCAAAATATTTAATAAATTTATTATTCTCTGCAGCTTCTTCCACATAATCATCTGAATGAGATCTTGCATCAAATTTGATTTTCATAATTTTATCAAAGTCGTTCTTCTTCA